AAAAAACATGAGAAAAACAGTAAAATTTTATTCAGAACAAGAATCAGAACAAGTTAGAGAATTTGCAATGACAGGATTACCAGTTAAAGGACTAATTGAAGATTTTTGTAGAATAAGTGATAGATCTTTTCATTCAGTGGCATGTAGAATCTATGAGATAAGAAATAGACTTAATATTCCTAGAAATATTAAAACAGGAAAAACAATAAAAGATGTTAAAACTTCCAAAGCTGAATTAACACCTGTAAAAGATCAAAGTAAAGTGAACATAGGCATAGGAGAATTTAATATCCCAATTAAAAGTTGGGGAATTACTCAACATAAAGACGGATTTTATTTTAATGTAAAGTTCTAATAATGAATCCAAGACTTAAAAATGGATATGGAATGGTCTCTAGCTCTGTAGTTAGAGACCCTTCTATTTCATTAAGAGATAAGGGTCTTTATGCTTATTTAGCTAGTTATGCTGATACAGATAATACACTTACAGTTAGTGTAAACAAAGCAGCCTCTGAATGTAATGTAGATGTTTCTACAATAAGAAGGATTATAAGCCAGCTTAAAAAAGATGGTGTTATAATTAGAGAATCTAGAAAGACTGGAGAGTCTTATAAAACAATTTTAAATAAATAAATTAAAAAACAAAACAAAAAAACAAGTTATGGACTTAAAACAAACAAACAATTTAGACCTATCTATTAATAAAGATGATTTAATAGATATAATGATTGATAACAAGCTTACAGAGCTTGAAGCAGAACTTAATGTGGTTACAAATAAGAAAGAATCTTTAGATAAAGTAATTTCAAATAATCATAATGAAGTGGGTGAAAAACATACTAAGTATTTGTTAAAGAAATATTTACCAAAAACTATTGTTACAGATGAAGTTCCTGTTGTTAATGCTACTTATTATTCTAATGCTACATTAAAATTTAAATACTCAGAGTATGATGTTGTAATAAATAATTGTGATTGTAGAGATTTATCAGCTTTTAGTAAAACTAAAGAAAAAGAAAATGAGAAGTTAAGAGAACAAATTAAAGAATTGAATACTAAAATTGCAGAAATTAATCTTGAAATAACTAATATTCAAAAATCTCCTAAACGTTTAAAAGCTCAAATGCTTAAAAACTTCTTAGGAACTTCTAAAGATGGACAACAAGTGTTGGAATTAATTAATTCAAAAACTAAAATTACTGCTAAATCATTATTAGCTGGTAACTAGTAACATAATTACACGATTTAGGGAGCCGTTTTAGTATAAACTAGAATCTTGGAGTCAAGCAATGAACAATAGTAAAAGTATATAGCCTGCAAAACTGTTGTGTATGTTTTTTATTAAGTAATCAAGAAGACTTTAGCAGAATTATGACACAGAAAAAACGTCCCCTAAATGTGTAAATAATTAAAATAATAATTAAAAAACTAAAAAACATGAGAAAATTCAGAGTTTATGACACTTTTAATGATGGTGGTGAAACACATGATTATGATGTAACTATTGAAGACACTGATAAAGGTGATAAATACACTTTATTTAGAAGTAATGGTGGTAATTGGGCTGATGATTGTAAAGGAGAAGAAATGTTTTCTTTATTAGATACAGGTAATGGAGTTATATTTCCTAAAAATATTTATTCTAAAGACGTAGATTATCATACTTTAGCTGAGTTGTTTGTTCTGTTATCAGTTATAAACAAAACAGATCCTTTTCCTATATATGGAGGCAGGGTAGAAGAAGTTATTGAATCAACTAATTTTAATATATAACAATGGATGCATTTTCATTAGCTAAAGGACTCCACAATATTAATATGGCTCTTATGTATTTTAAAATTGTGAAAATAGATTGTGAAGGACAGGTTAAAAATAGCTTTAATGGATATATAAACAAATGTGAATATATCATTAATGATGTTAAATCTAGTTTAGGAAAAGAAATACGTGATGTATTTAATGAAGAATTAAGAGATTCTTTAGAGATATTTGATATTAATGATAAAATATTACATTTAAACTCTGATCAAAGAGTATTGATTGATAATATTTTAGATGACATTATCAAAGGAAAAGATGTAAAAATTATTGTAGAAGATTAAAATAAAAAAAATGACTAAAGAACAAATTAAAATGGTAAGGGAAGACTATTTAAGTTTTATAACAGGAACTGTACAAGAACATGGAGAAATAGGAGCAGCAATTGCTGTATTTGCTGATGTTATTGATAGTAAGGATGATAAGCCAGCTCTTATAGAAATTCCTATACCTAGTGAGTTTTTAAAAGATGATAGCACTAAAGAACATTTTGTTGAGAGAGTTCTTCCTGATCTCATCAAGGAATTTAAAAAACGTTTTGTAGCTCATTCTGTACTTTGGACTTGTGAAGCTTGGTTAAGAACAGCTCCAAAAGAAGAAATAGATAGTATAGAAAACTTTAAAGATATTCCTATTAAGACTGAAGCTATTGTAATAATTATTGATTCTAAAGATGAAACAGAAGCTGTAATTTATGAAATAGTACGTCCTGCTTTATCTGTTTCTGATACTGGGGAGTTAGTAGAAAAAGAACAAAAGAACAAAGTTGAGTTAGTAGAAATGCCAGAATTATGTAGTGTTTTTAAAGACGAAGGTTTTTCTGGTAGATTTTCAAACCTTTATAAAAAGTTTACTGATTAATGAATTTAAAACATCTGTTTGGTCCTTACATAAAAAACTTAGAAAAAGAATGTGATGACTTGAAAAAAGAAGTTAGTGATATTAGAATGAAGCTTGCAGAAAAACAAGAACATATTAACACCACTAATAAATATTATAAAAAGAAGATAAAAGAACTAACTAAAAATTAGTTATAGCTCTATAATCCATGGAATATGTTGGTTTTGAATTTTATATAAATTTTTTTTATTATTTTTATTAGATAAAATTAGATAAAATGCATTACCAACTTCCTAATGGACGAGTGATAGAAATGAGTACTGAACAATATTTTGAAATGTCTGATGAAGAATTAGAATACTTAATAGCCTTTAATTATGGGGATTTAATAGAAAACCCCTGGCACGGTTCTATATTGAACAAGATAGATTTAACAGAAGATGATGTTAAAATATTCAAAGAACTCACAGATATACCTGATTTGGAAAAACTTTCAGATTTAGATATAGACTTTGAAGTTGATGATTAACATAAAAAACAAAAAAACATGAGTAAAGTTACAGTTGTAGCAGACAAAAACGGAAATGTAATTGGTATTTCCCAAAATAACCCTGATTATGGTTATATGAGAGTAGAACAACAAGCTATTCAGATTAATAATGAAGGCTGGTTGAGAAATGTAAAAAGATCTGCCCTAATAAAAGGTAGAACAGAAGATCTTTTAAGTACAGGATATGTTGAAGGAACAACTCTTCCTGGTAAAATTGTAGTGGTGGAATCATTAATTCCATTTAACACTGAAAATCCTGATAGAGATTTAAAAATAGCTGGTGATACAGGTATTATATGTCGTGTAGATGATCAACCTATTTATAGACAATCATTCTATACATCAAATCCTAATGCTGTAGATGAGTTATTAACTCATGATAATAGCACTGAAATCAAAGAAGTTTTAGCTGCACAGAAAGCAATGAGTTCTATGATGGGTAGTAAACAAGGAGAACCAGTTTTATAGAACAACAATTATAGAAATGTAAAGGGAGTCTAATAAAGGCTCCCTTTTTTTATATTCACAATTAAATAAATTTTAAAATGACAAAATTTAATGAACAGAAATCAATTTCTGCTAACTCCAATGGTATAATAGTATCTTATGGAGAAAACAACAAACATCAATTTATGAGGTATGACTTCATAAAAAAGATTCAACAAGAAGGTACTGTTAAGTATCAAAAGATTGAGGAAAATGTTTTAAAACTATCTCTAAAACAACAAGACATTTATTCTAAAGTTGTTTATGGTTTCACTGCATATTCTATACATGAAATTAATGTAATGACTGAAGAACAGAAAAGAAATGTTAAAATAACATTTACTAAAGCTCAGAGAATACTACGTAATTGGAAACAAGACATCACTTTTACAAACGTAGATAATTTTCTATTAGCATTATTTCCTAATAGTAAAATAGTAAAACACCTAACTAATGTTAAAGGACATTTAGATGAACTAGAAGATGATACATTTAGTTTTAAAGAACTGGGGCTTAAAAAGATTGACATTATTAATAAACTTTTAGAAGTTGGTTTATTACCAAAAAACTTTTATCAATTAAGATAATAATATTATTTTTACAGCCTTATGGGAATACAAGCTAAATTGAAAATATGTACAGGATGTGAAGAACCTAGTTACATATACAAGTCTGAAGGTAAGAATGGGAAGTATTGCAAAAGTTGTTGGTTTAAAAAAGAAAAGCCTAAAGCTATTGCTCCTGTTTCTAAAAAGAAAAAGGAAGAAATGGATATTTATTCTAAACTTAGAACAGCTTTTTTTGTTATTCACCCATATTGTGAAGTAAAACTTCCTGGTTGTACAGGAGAAGCTACAGATGTACATCATAAAGCTGGTAGAATAGGTGAATACTATTTAAAAACTTCTGAATGGTTAGCTGTTTGTAGGACTTGTCATAAATTTATAGAAGAAAATCCTATTATTGCAAAAGAATTAAATTTTTCAAAAAATAGATTAGGAAATATGTAGATAATGTCATATATTGTATATATAACATATCAATTATGACACTATCTACATATACTACTGAAAATATTGAATCTTTAAAAAAAACAGGTGTTTATAAAATATACCACAATTTTTTTCCAGATAAAATATATATAGGTAGTGCTGCATCTACAAATTTTAGAAATGATAATAAAGGATTTTTAGGAAGATGGAAATCACATCTTTCACAATTAAAACTAAATAAGCATCATTCAAAGTATTTACAAAGAGTTGTAAATAAATATGGTATTGATAATCTTAAATTTGAAATTTTAGAAATATGTGACTTTTTAGAATGTTTAACTAAAGAACAATTTTATATTGATTTATATAATCCTGTATATAACAGTTGCAAAATTGCAAAAAGCTGTTTAGGAATAAAACGTCATAATTTATATAAAAATGTACATCAATATAATATGTTTGGAGTTTATATTAAATCTTATG